ATGAGCAACGCAGATTTTTCTACTACTGCATCCGCTGAAACACTGGCCCACGAGGTTACCTGCCTGAAGGCTATGGTTACGCTGTTATTAAAAGCAATCGGCCAGGCAGATGCCGGTAAAGTTATCATCAATATGGAAAGATATATTGCTCAATTGGAAGATGCCGAGCAAGCCGCTGTCTTTGATAACACGATTAAACAAATCAAAACCAGCTACCGTAAATAGCACTATTTGCTACACCGCCATCTTAATAATTTGATCTGGCGGTGTAGTAATATTTAGCATTGTCTTCCTGATTTAAAAAATAGAGACGCTCGTCTATTTATTCCCGATGCTGATGAGTTTCAAAAGCAGTGCCTCTTCTTTCTTTTTATAAAGCGTTAATTCCATCACCAACGCTTTATCCAGGAGCTGTTTTCTGGAAAGTGCTTTTCTTTCATCAACCAGCTCCCTCAACTCAGTGAAGCATTCATTTATTTTGTACTCTTTTGAACTTTCCGTACAAATTATCTCATGGATTGCCTAGCTCAGTTCAGACAATGAGATAACCGATTTTGGATCCTGGTGACTTTTTTCTATGACAGCCAGTAATTTTTCGAATCCCATATGAACCTCCGAAATCAAGCAGAAACTTGCTTATGGCTAACCAGGAAACTCCAGCTACCTCTAAACGCCGCCCCAGTGGATATGAACACAACCCTGTGCAAACAACTCGTCACATCATAAACGATCTGTCAACGATTCCATCTGCTAAGCATAGCACCTTCTCGCCACTCTTCAGGACGATTGAGGCACATTCTCGCCATCAAAAGTGATAACGTTCAGCGATATCATCAGACACCTTATGTATCCACCTGGCATGACAGCAGAATACCAATAAAACATGATCGAAAAGTCACAACTATTAAGCGAGGGGATTTGTTATGAAAGTGATAAAAATAGAATAAAACGGGGAAAACCAACGCAGAAAATATGGTTATCGTTAGATAAGGATATAATTAAAAATAAATTAACCAAAGAAAACAGAAATAATAACAAATTGAAATTAATATAATAACTCATTGAAATTGTTGGTGGGTCGTGCAGGGTTCGAACCTGCGACCAATTGATTAAGAGTGCGTAGATAGGCCAATTAACCTATTTAACATCAACAAGTTACCTGCATTCACACCGCATTTTTACGCCACAATACGGCACATCACGTCACACATCGGCACAGTGCGACACGCGGAAGTCACAAGACGCGCTTTTTTATATCGGCATGGCAACTACCTGACTTGCAGCATCAATCTCAAACCAGAAATTACCCGTTGCGCTGCCAATGGGTGTAGCGATTAACCGATCTGCTGCAATTGAGAATGTAAACGCTGGTGAGCTTGCGCTTCCCCCTGTTATATGCCCAGCTTTCGCTATCTCAATGACTTGATATCCATTAAGAATTGACTTACTGACAAGCAGTTGGTAAATGGCAGTATTCCGCGCTTCAACATCTGGAGAATTATTCGACGCTAGTACTGTTAGTGTCCCTGAAAATCGCGTATGCCCCTGGGTGCTTTTCAGGTTGCAAATCGCTGTGGCCGTTGATGCCGCAATTGCCTTGCTGCGCACAAGCAGAGTTTTATGATGCCAGTGAATGTATCCCCCGTTTCGTGCCATCCAGCCGTTCGGCAGAGTGCAATCGTCAATCTCGACCTCTGCGCCAATACCATCAGCAATAATATCCGGTGTTGAGTCTCCAGACCTTGGGCTAGAATATGACTTGGATATCCTAACTTGAGATGGAGTATTGTCTTGAGATAAAACATATAATAGGTTTGGGTACCCTGTTGCGTCCTGACCATTCAAGTGCGCATAAGCGCAATTAATAACAATATTTTTACTTTGTCCTCTTGCAGTTGAAGAAAGGACGGCAAATCCAGACCTTCCATTGCTTTCGGCCCCACATCCGTTTGCAATAAAAGTATCACTTTTCTCAATAACATGTCCGTAAGCAGTGTTGTTATCTGATGCCACAGCGGTAGCAACACTATAGTTCATGTAACCCCAATACCAGCCAGATCCTGCATTGTATGATGCAAATCCTCCATTAATGTGATGCGATGTATGCTGCAATGTTGCATCAAAATGCACGCCAAACGCTGCGTTATCCTTCGCAGTTAGTTTTTCCAAAACAGAAACGAAACCATTACCAAAATAGTAACCATCTGAACCACCACTTTCAGAATGTAAATTCTTAAAAGTCATTCTGGAATATTTGGCAAGATTAAACCCCTTATTGGGTGAATTCTTTACGGCAAAGTCTCTCAGTTCGCCAAAAGCTGGGCCGTCATCACCACCTGTGACTCCGCTAGTTGTTACTGGAGAGCCTGATAGATTAATTTCAGACGTTTGCTGCCCTTGTCCAGAAATTCCTATGCTACTCACTCCCGATGAATGTTTTTCGATATTGATAGATTTCAGGGAATGATGAGAGCCGCGAGGAAGCTTAAATTCACCGCCACGAATTGCAACTAAAGCACTAGCGCTATACTCAGTGGCTAGCGATGAGATAACTTCATTGGATGCTCCCCCAATATCTGCCGATATATCCCCAAAGTCTGACGCATAAAGATCTCGTCTTGCCCTGTCTTGCGGACTATATGGATTGTCAGCGCCAGTGGCAGGGAATGACTTTAAATTGCTGATTTCCGCTTGCACTGTTTCGCCGGATTCAGTTAACACCAATCCAGCTCCAATTGACGAATTTAACTCTTGCCTCAGCTGATCCGGGTCATACTTGAGCACATTCGGGAAATAGAACTGCTGCACGTTGTAGGCGTCGTAAATCGCCATCGAGTGGCCTTGCACGGTCACAAACTTGGCAATCTGGCCGTTGTATACCGGATAGCCGCCAGCGTTGATTACGATGGGCTGGGCTACCTGAACATGTGATCCATCCTCATTCTCAAGGTAAACCGGTATTTGGTTGCTGGGAATGGTTGGATCAGTATAGATGGCTCCAATATAGATTTTACCGTTGGCGTTGGCCTTGAAAGAACGTGCGAGCGTGAAGAGTTGACTAGGTTGGCTTACGACAATATTAGCTGTGATATCCGCCATTATTTTCTCCGGGCGTGAGTAGTCCCCACAGAGCAGGTCTGCGGTAATAAAAAACCCGCCGAAGCGGGTTAGATGGGTTGGTTAGTGCGTTATCTGGTTTATTCGGTCAAGTTTGCTAACTGTGACCTCAAGGTGGTGCTGTAGAGCAAGTAACTGAAATCTGGCTGCGTCAACTTCATATCCTGCCTGTTCCAAGTCGGTCAGCAGTCTTGCAATCGGGTTAGGATAATCACCGTTCGGCACCAGCAAACCTACAGGGTAATTCCATGGTCTGGTTAGTGACTTCGCTCCTATAATCCATTTGTACGGGTCAAACCATTCCATAGGGTAGGCAATGTGTTTTGCTACTGCCCTCTTCTCTTTGCCGATAAACTCCCCTTCTAGTCCGTCCAGATAGGAAATAGCTTCACTTATCTGTGTCGGCTGCAACTGGTTGATGGTGTCGATTTCATAGCGCTTGTGAACCAGCTTCCAGATATCCCCGTAGATGTTCCCCATGCCAGTGGCAATTAAACGTTCTACGGTCTGGCGTAACGGCGTTAACTGCTTGGCAGTGGATTGCTTAGCCTTGCGCGGGTTAACCGCTTCTCCTTTATTCCAGTAGTCATGCAGAACGGTGAAGCATTCTTCCTGATACTGAATCAGCTTGTCTTTTATGTCAGCGCGTACTCGTTCAGGGTTGATGCTGAACAGCCAGCCATTGAGCTTGCGCAGAGGGATGCAGAGCATGTTCTGAACCCCGCCATTTGTAGGGGTGGAGATATCTCTACACCCAAACTTTTCACGCTGAGTCTTTAACTTAGCCATCTGACCAGACCAATCCACCCCGATGCTTTCAACGATTGGGCGCATGGCAACATAGGCGACGCCAGCCACCATCGCGGTAATAATCGGCTGACCGTGAAATTGAACGGCGGTAGTGTTAACTGCTTCAAGAATTGCTATACTGCTCATGTTAATTCCTTCTCTTCGCACAGTTGGGTTAACGTAGTCCTTAGAGGCCCCGACAGTTACAGCTGTTGGGGCTTCGTCGTTTGGATTACGCATTTAATAGACCTTCCCTTCTTAGACTTTCCATCAACCTGCGGTAAATTTCTGAGTTAACAGAACTACCGTTTCTCTCAGCCACTTTCTTCAACAATTTCAGATCACCTTCCGGCAACCGAATGTTAAATTGCGGCATTTTACTAGCTCCTTTCATATTAACCTCCAGAATGGGTCCACCGTGGACTTATTGAGAATATAGTAGCATCGTCCTATCATGTCAATCACTTAAAAAAGGATGATGCGATGGCTAGAGATGACCCGCATTTCAACTTCCGTATGCCTCTGGAAGTTAGAGAAAAATTAAAGTTAAGAGCAGCCTCTAACGGTCGTTCAATGAACACTGAGTTGTTACGTATTGTGGAAGATGCGCTAGCAACACCATCGCCTGTATCTGGCTATCGTGACGAAGCGGAACGCTTGGCAGACCAACAAGCCGAAGAATTCAAGAAAGTGGTTTTTGAACATTTGAAAAAAATATACACAGATAAAAAATGATCCCTCTGGATAGCAAGGAAAATTAAATGAAAAAAATTATCTTAGCTACAACAGCCTTCCTTATCTCAACTAGCGCTTTCTCTCAATGCATCGGCACCAACGCGATGTCTACCTGTTTTGATAATAATGGCAATACCTATCAAGTTAACCGAATGGGTAACTCAACCTACGTGCAAGGGCATAACTCGCAGACGGGAACATCCTGGAGCCAGCAAACTCAGACTTTCGGCAATCAGACCACAACAACGGGTCGCGCCGCCAACGGGCAAACGTGGACACAAAACCGCACCGACTTTGGTGGCGGTAACTATTCTGTTAGTGGTAGAAACTCTCAAGGGCAGAATTATCAACACACTTGTAATCAATTTGGTTGCTACTAATTATGTATGGGAAGGATAAATAATGGCAATCAAATCCATATCTCCATCCCCAAAGATATCATTCGTTTACCCAACCATCTTAGACGATAGTACCGAGAATGAAGGTATCGTTGGTGAGGATGCGCTTGATATCAGATTGAAAAAAATACCATGCAAATTTGGCGTTCTCGCCGTGGTAGGTGTCAGTGGTTTAGCAACTGAATATTCATATAGTCTTGAATTAAACGTTTTCTTTAATGATGAAATTGTCACCGACCCTGACAACCCATCCATTCTTGCAGATCATAGGGTAAACATATCACTGGAAAACCTATGCGTGGCTACATACGCCATTGAGCTAAGAGATATAAAAGCAGAACAACCTGGGCTTTATGTTTTGAAAGTTAATCTTCGAGAGCACCACGGCGATGGGATTACCATAGTACATAACAACGAATGCCAGTTCGCCGTATCTTCAAGATGGAGCTAGATTCATGTCAGAGCTAAATGTTGTTTACTTACCAACCGCCAAATCGCGTGGTAAAATTGGTGATAAAAGCGGCGACGGAGGTGGTAATATGTTAGAGGCTCGTGTAGCAAAGCTTGAGTCTGATGTCGGCTATATCAAGCGCGACATAGGGGTTATACAAAATGACGTGAAATCTATCGATGTGCGCCTAGGTAACATCGAGTCTGATATCAAGTCAGCTAAAACCACTTTTAAAGCAACTGCAACTGTTGTCGGCGTTATATTCGCTACTTGTACGATCTTGTTCGGAACGTATGTCTCTAGGATTTTAGATGCCCTCAATGGATTAGTTCTTAAGTAGAGGCAACCCACACATGCTATCCTGACTAAAAAGGAGGTTGGGATGAAGTACGTTATTGCTGCTCTGATGGCGCTTTCTAGTTTTTACGCATCTGCGAATCAAAGAGAGACATACCAGACCATAGATTCATACGCAAAAATTAAAGGCATGTGCGCAACATACGCTGAAATGTCAAAATTCCAGCAAAAAGAAAAAATTAAAGGAGGAGATGACTTTATTGGCAGATTTCTGATTAGTGAAGGAAAAAGGTTAGAATTGCCAAATGGTGTAACAATGGTAGACATCTGCCTAAAGAACGCGAAAGAATATGACCAACTATACAAAATAATATACGAATCTAATTAGCCATCCGTGGCAAAGGTGCTTATGGTAACGATTGGTTGGATTATCGCATTCCTGATTGCGTTTTGGATTGGTCGTCGGTGTCTGTAGCTTCTTGCTGAGACAGCCATGTTATCAATCCAACTCGCCCAAGGGTTTTAGCCTCATCGCTTGATAAAGTTCTTGCCCATCTCTCATATGCTTTAGACCGCGTTACCTTGTTTTCAATTACGCGCCTAACTTCTGCTCTATCTATAGGTGCGGTTTGCGACCTAAAAAGCATCGTTCTGAATTCTGGCGATGAAAGCAATGCATCAGCCGCCTTTATCCTGCTAGTTTTACCCGCCGCCAATGCCCCTGATATTACACCTGCCGCGCCTGCGCCAGGAAAGCCAGACAAGGTGGTAATTCCCTCCGCTGCGGCAGCCTTTGATGCAATTCCATATATCTTTGACAGTCCGCTTTTTTCTTTCAGAAAGTTATTTACCTGCTGATCGACAAGGCTGCTTGCATGCTGCTTGCCAGTGTTTAGGCGGTTCATGGCTTTTGCTGCCTGATAAATCGTATCCAGCCTATTAGCGGCGTCATTGCCAATCGCATCTCTAAGAGCGGACATGTTCGACTTATTCCTAGCCATTCCGTTGTACCACTTAACGAATCCATCAACGCCAAGTTGTTGACCGGGAGATTTAGCGTTCGCGGTGAATGCCTTGTTCATGGACGTTAACGCGACTTCTTTCCTCATATCTTGAGGTATTGCGCTCATTAGTTGGCGAAAGTCTGAGCCATTGCCTTGCGACATTCTCACCATTGCCGATTCTACTTTGGGGACTGCTGACTGCTGCAACTTTTTCCCTAAGACGAATTCGGCGTTATCCTCGATCCCCTTTCTGGTTTTTATCAATTCTTTGCCAAGGCTCCACAACTCACCTGCACCATACTTTTCAGCCACAAGTTGCTGGTCGTCAGTTATGGCTGCATAAAGCTGTTTCAGTGTTCCCACTTCCTCATCCTTGAAATGCCCAGCCTTACTGCCGATAGCCTGCCCAACCTGTTTTCTGACGTTGTCCAGTCGTCCGTATGTTGGCAAGGTATTCGGGTCAAGGCGGTTAAGAGTCCTCTTTAATATCGGGGTAAGCTCATCTATACCGCCTAGATCGTCTGCGTGATCTTCTAAAAACCTTACCGTGTTGTTAGGCTCAACGCGATCACGGATAGGAACCTTTTGCGCGACCTTGTTGTATATTTCGTCAGACTGGTTTTGCAGGCTCAATATAGTGCTGTCAAACTTTGATGCCAGCCTATCGGAAACCGCCTGCTTATCCAGATCTCCGCCAAATGAGGTAATCATTTCATCGGCACGCTTACCAAGCTCAGAGATGAATCTCTTATGGCCCTCACTGATTTCGGTGCCGGGTAGCGTGGCTACTGCATTGTCTAGCGCTCTAACGGTAGGGTTTGTTGATACCATCCCGGGAGTGGTGTAATTTTCCATCCCAAGCTCGCGGATGGCATTAATGGCATTCTGATCTGGACTAACCTCTTGAGCGAATCCCTGCATTGCCCGCTGATTGCCAAGAATGCTATTACTCATGGCACCAGACGCTTTATCTAACGTTGCGCTAGCAGAGTCACCACCGATGCCGGTAGCGGCGCGATACAAATCGCCAGCACCTTGTTTTACCTTGCCAGCAACCTTACCAATGGCAGGCCCGACAAGTTCAGCAACAGGGCCAGCAACCGCGCCCACGGCGGCGCCTGTAGTGACATCATTACCAGTTCCTTTGGCAACGATGCCACCCTCTGCCGCACCTAATCCCGCCGCCGCCGCCAACCTCGCCGCGCCTGCTGGCGCTTGGGCTATTAGACCTCCACCACCAAGAAAAGGTGCTGCCTGACCGACAAATTCACCAACATCTTGCGATGTTGACGGCTTGGCGGCCAACTTTTGCTGAACAGATTTAATTGCCGCCTGTTCTTCTGGCGTCATGTCTTTGAAAAGGCCAACCCCCTTACCCACATCCATCAGCCCATTGATTACCCCGAACATAAATCGGTCAAAGCCATTGGCATTATTGACCACATTCTCTTGTCTGGCGTTTTCCTCAGCAGAAACCATAGGCGATGATGGTTGTTCCTGTGTCTGAGTCTGTTGCACTGGCTGCCCCTGAGACTGGATCATCTGAGCAATTCTAGTGGCACCTTCTGTGTCACCTGCCGCGTCAGCATTGCGTAACGCGGTCATAAGCTGTTCGCGGTCGTATGCCACTATCTACCCCCGAGGTATTTATTCACCAGAGCATCATCTGATAGTTGTTGCGTTGGTGCCGTTTGTGGAGTCTGAGCAGGGATATCCTTCCCATACTTCTGCTGTAGTCGCTTCTGCGCCATCTGAGTTGTATCGATAATGGACTTAATCGAAGCGCGTGCCGATTTTTCTGATTGGCTTGCCGAAAGGTTGCCGATGGCGTCCATAACCTTCTGACCCTCAGCATTACTTAACGCGCCCATTCCTCGCATCTGCTGAATGCCGGACAGAAATCCCTGAGATTTAAGGGTGTCTACTAAAGCGCTGGTGTCTGCCGCATCCGTACCGGGGATCCATCGGTTAGTGCCAGGCATCAGGTTTACGCCAAAATACCCAGTGAATCCGGGGCTATTAAGAACCTTATTAGCCGTGTCAATTGTGCGTGACATCGTATCCATGCTGGTATTGTAAGCGTCTGCCTTATCTGTTCTGGCCTGCTCCAGCTCTCTTTGTGTTGTTGCCCGCTTATCCTGCAATACCCCGAGTTGCACCTGATTCGTTTCTCTGGCTATCTGGCGATCGAGTGCTTTATCTTGAAGCTCCAACTTGCGCACATTGACGTTTTGCTGAGCAATACCAATATTTGCCCACTGTGCAGCCTCTCCAGCGCGGTTGCTGCGCTCAGTTTCAGCAAGCCTAGCCTGATCGATTGCTCTCCCCTGCTGCTTGTCTGCAACTTCGAATTGGTCTTTAGCGCCGAGCGTGCCAAGTTTTACAGTGCCAAGGAAACTATTGAATTGTTGCGGGTCTTGCGCCCACATCTGCATCAGTTGCTGCGGCGTTGCTCCTTTCTGCTGGATGACTCCAGCGTGACGAACGAGAGCATTCGCCACCGCCTCGGGCCCAAGCGATGACGCCTGCTGCAATGCGTTAACCGCTTTCTCTGTCGCGTCCACATCTTGCGCGTCACGGAAGCCGAGTTGTGCCTGAATGTTTTTAAGCTGCGATGGATATTTAATGCCCAGCGCTTTAAGCTTGGCGGGGTCATTCATCGCGCCTGGTAGCTCCTGCATCAATGCCTGCTGTTGTGCTGCAGCCTGCTGCGCCTGCTGATTCTCGCGCTGCGCTGCGACAAGTTGCTGCTGACCAATTTGGTTTTGCGTTTCTTGCAGTGCTTCTGCACGGAAGTCGGGGATCATGCCGTAATAGTTAACGGGAGCGCCAAGACCTTGCAGTCCACCGAATTGAGTTGCCATTAGAACAGCCCCCCCATCATCCCGCCAAACATGCTTCCGAACTGGTTAATATCTGATGACGCGCCATTGTTGATGCTGCTGTTTGCACTCGCCGCCACCTGCCACGGCAATGCCGCTTTACCGGCTTTAATCTGCCCCATCTGCTGCTGCAAACTCGCCATCGTATTGCCTTGGCCCACGGCAAAGTTGCCCAGCGCGTTAGCAGATTGAGCCCCCATGTTTGAAAGCCCCATTAGCTGGTTGTACATCGTTTGCTGCTGGTCGGTCATATCAGCAAGATAGTTCTGACCCAGCGTCGGCGCGATGGAGGACAGCATATTCCCTGTTGCAGTGGACCCTAATCCACCTGTCGCTTCCGCTGCATTCAACCCCTGATAACGCGCCTGATTAGCCATCATCTGAAATTCAGGGCTTTTGTAGTACTGAGTAAGCAGGGCATTACGGTCGATAGGCTTTCCTGCCAGACCCTGCAGGCCTGCAAGCGCCGATGATCCCGCCTCTTCATATGGCGACATCCAGTTTACAGCGCTGTTGTAACCGGCTTGCGATGCTGCAATGGCGCGGTCTTGGGCCTTTACCTGTTCCTTTGCGGCTTTATTCGCACCGATACCGCCGAGAATGCCGCTGACCGCACCGCCAACACCTTTAACAATCCCGCCCATGATATTCTCCCGGCTCGCGCCACATAATAAAAAAGGCGCTTTCGCGCCCGTCGATAGTCTTTAGCGTTTCTGTAGTTCGCTCACCAAATCCCATTCGTGCGGCGTAGTTGCACACTCTGGGCCTGTCGGTGAGGATGATTGCGCGGAGCTTCCAGTGACCGACGACAGCAAGAATTGCAGCGCCAGCATCACGGCACTCGCGCCACCGTGATTTATCCATAGCCATGTGGATATCGAGAAAGCCATCTTGCGGCACCAGGGCGAACACACAGCACTCACCCCACAATGCGTATTCAGCGCCCGGTTCAACCCAATCACTTACACCCCACAAGCGCATTAATACCTGCCCGGTAAGAGCATCGATTTGTGTGAGCATGGAATTACCTACTGAGTGGCGATTATTTTTATCTGCGTAGCTGTGAACGTGCTGCCGTTGGACTTAATCATCATCGTGATGCCAGGCGATACGATGTCGTCACCCTCATCGACAGCGAAAAATGTGTTTATGAAAACGTCATCAATACTCGTTGCAGCGTCACGACTGACAACAATCGTGTCAGGCACAACGGTGCCAAATGTGATTTGCATCGACCGGTTGCCTGATGCAGATGTGTAAGTGCCGCGAATATTAACCTTGAAATAAAGGTTCTTGAATTTGTTCAGCGCTTTCATCCGCCCGGCCACCACGTCAAAGAACGGTAATAGTGTTCCGCTCGTCGGCGTAAGCGTGCCTAGTAACGTTAGAAGGTTTGTCGCGGTTGTTGGAATAACCAGCGAGATACCAGAGTAAACAACCTCGGATTTCTGCCGGTTCATGTACGCCTGATATGCTGCAAAGTTCGTCTCAAGCGTGGTGATTCTGGTTTCGTGATTGGCTATCTGCGCGGTGTTTGCTGCAATCTGCGTTGTGTGAAGCGCGATTGTTGTCTCTGCCGCAGTAATTCGTGTCTCGTGGTTGGCAAGTGTCGCCTCTGCTGAAGTAATGCGAGTTTCGTGATTCGCTAACGTCGCTTCGGCGGCGTCTAATCGCACCTCATGGTCAGCAAGAATAACGTCTTGCTCGTCGTTCTTAACCTGTGCGTCATATGCCCCTGCTCCGGCCTGATTTGCTTTCCCTGCAACATTACTGGCATCTGTAGCCTGCTGGATGACATAGAGCATGTAAGGCTGGGAGAATATCGGCGGGAGTAATGTTGAGTTAATGCTCTGCGCCTGCACGATGACAGGCACATTGAGTGACGGATCTGCCATTTATTCCACCCTGATTTGGCACCCCGATAGTGTTACAGGGGCTTTTGTGATGACGCGCACTTTAAATCCCAAATTCTTACGGATGCGACCGATACGACGCCATAAAATCCGCTTGTCGTATACGAATGGCGCGTTCTGCTCAATCATTTGCTCGCGCCCATAGTTGATTCCATCCGTTGTCGCAGACAGAAACAGCCGGTCAGCAATTTGAGTAACGCCAGTTGATGCCTCAAGCTCGAAATCAAACACACGAGCGTTATCTGCTTTGAATAGTGGCGTGTAGAGCAAATGCTCCTGCTGTTTTTCGTACTGAGCAGATGACGCAAAATTAAACTGACCGGTCACCGCTTCCAGCTTGTCTCCACAAGTGATGTTGTTATCCTCAAACACCAGATCAATCGCCCGGTACACATCATCTAACAGGCCAGTTTTCAGAATGGCCCATTGCGGCCCGTTATGGCTTGCTGCCGAATCGAACACAAGCACATGTCGTGGCAAGTGGATGATCAACAATTCATGAGCGTCAAACCGTATCGACTCCATCACACCAGTCGCTAACTCCGCCGCCGTGTATCCGCGCAGCACTTTCTCTACTGATGCCGTCGCGATTGGTGATGCCTGACCAGAACTAATCACATAAACAGACGGCGCACCGGTAGATTGATGGCTGATGAATGCGAACGAGTCACCATAAGGCGTTTTGCAATACGTCCCGGCGATACCTTTCTGAACCATCAGCGACGGCTGTGCAACGTACAATGCAGCGCCAGCGGTAGTAGCACCCGTCAGCGAGAAATACTCAATCGTGGAAGTCCCGAACGTGACGATGAAATCATGCCACGTACCCATGCCGACAATACCATCAGGCTGTGATTCCGCCCGATACTCCGCGCTATTGCGATCTGGATGCGACTCATCTTCAAGGTCAGAGATAAACCATGAATCTGTGCCATCTTTCGACCATGCATAACGACCACGCAGCCGGGTAACATCGCGCACAGAGCCAAGTTCATATTGCGTGTACGTGCTCGACACAGGCCAGTTAGCCATGGTCTTAACGGTGCCATCGTAGCGATACAGCACAAGCTGACCACCGACGCCGACCGCCTGAGACGTGCGACTTGCCGCCATGCTCACGCGACCCGAGCCAGACACCGAACCAACCACCGACGCGCCACGATACAGACTTCCTCCGCAAACGCGATATACGGCATTCTGAGCAGTGTTAAACATTGCCCCACGCGATACACCAGCAACGTCAGAACGCTTGTCTATGCCGGGCATGGATCGCAAATAACCGCTACTATTCAGCACTTGCTTGGGTGTCGCCAGCATATTGACCGGAAGCAGATCAACATAGTCAGCATCGCGGAAGTTTTTCCCGACTCCTTTAATCAGTGGTAATTGCTGGATCGGCATCTGGCTTCTCTCCGGGGAAGAAATGCCAGCCGTTTAGCGTGGCAAGACTGTTGCCGCTGCCGATCGGCATGCGGCTGGGGTAAGGAGCGCGTTTAGCGCGGTTGATGGCAGTCTGTTTGTACAGCAACTCTTTGCCGTACTTGGCGGTGGCGATAATCTTTGCAGTCGCTTCTAGTGAGTAATCCGGAGCGATGCGACAGGCCAGATTGTGAAACACCGCACTCACAGCGCTGGGTTGCAATCCATGCTCATCACCTTCAGCGGGTAGGTTATCCATGTCGGCAAACTCATAGCCGGTGATAATTCCCTTCCCGTCCTGATACCACTCCGCCATCATAGATTCGAGGTCGTCTACCGCGTCCTGCATGGATTGCGGCTCAACATCGGTGAGGGTGGCATTTGACGCAATAGCCAACTTACGCAGCGCCGCCCTGACCAAATCGCCTTTAGTCGCTATCAGCATCTTTATCCGCCTTAGGTTTTGGCCCCGGCTTCTTGCGTTGAACAGGCTCAGGCTCAGGCTCAGGCTCAGGAGATGATTTAAACAACTCATCGGGGTGTGCAAACCATCCTGCATCGAGAAATTCTTGCAATTCGTCATCGCTGACAATCTCAAAGTCGTAACCAACACCTTTCCACTTTTTACTATCGCCGTGGCGAAACACCATGGTTGACATGTTCTGCTCCAAAAAAGAAAGGGGCCGAAGCCCCTGAAGTGAGAGTGATTACGCTTGGCTTGCCAATCCAACGCCGATCGCTTCCGGTCGAACTGCGGTAGGTGCATACCACAGCGCGATACGGCATTTACCTGCAAACGTGTTGATATCACCCTGATAGGCGACAACACCATTCAGCCCAACGCTATCAATGCTGAAACTTTGGGTTTTCATGCCAGAGAACATCTCATGGTTGATTGGGATCGGCTGTGATACCAAGCGAATGGAATCATCAGCCCAGAAAACGTTGGTTTCTGCCGTGGTAGTGTTCAGGATATTCACCACCATCGTATTGGCTAACGATGTGTTGACGTTGGCGTAGGCCAATTGCTCCTTCGTCAGCGCGGTGTCATCCAGGGCGATTGGTTTCGGCGTAATTTCCACATGAGTTGCGTCGATTACGCGGGTGATCGAGAAGGTGGCATCATGCGTCAGCACGTTTTTAGCCATCTGCGAAAGGAACTTAACGCCGGTAAAGCTGATTTTATCACCGCGCTTGAAGCCAGTTGTTGAGGACAACACAACAGTAGCGACGCGGTTATCAACGTTTTCGCGGTTGCCGTCAGTGTCAGCAATCCATGCCTGTGGCTGGAATTTCTGTGCTCCACTAACGGTAATTCCCGTTGCGGTTGATGCCGTCAAGCGTGGCATCTTCGGAGAGCGGAGAACATCATTAAACCCGGCAACCTGCTTCTGAATGGTGCCAGTTTTATATGCTTCCTCAGGGATGCGCCCGAAAAAGTCCTTTCCGGTCAAATCCTGTCCTGCTCCGCGATAATCCTTACCGTTGAAGAAGAAGGATAGGCCAGAACTACGGTTCAATTCACGGGAGAAGATCAGCTCTTCCGCCTCTGAAATGAAATCCCACCCGGTAGTGGATGAACCGATAGGGTTGGCGCTGGTAACAACGAGAGACCCCATCTCTGCCGCCTGTTTAGCAATGGCGGTTTCAACGTTGTTAGCCAGTTTTTGACCAGATGCCTTAATGCGGTTGCGCAATGAGCGCTCGTCACGAACATCATCGGCGCGGAGGGTAAAGAAGTCGTTATCAGGAACGCCCATGTTACACTTAACGGACAGTTCCAGAATACCAGTAGCCTGACCGGTCAGATCCCAGCCCTGCATGGTTGGCGCTTCTTGCTCCAGAGGCATCCATACGGTGTTCTGGGAGCGCTGCATATCGCCAGCTGGCGGTGAATATTTACCGACACGCTGCGCCATCGGGGTGAGATTTTCCACGGTCTCAATGACTTCATCGACCATGTACGTGATTACTTGACCTTCATTCAAAGCCATTATCGTGATCCTTTATTAAGTTTTGCCTTGAGTGCGCGATAGGCTGCCGTGTCGCCTTTGCTTGCCGCCGCTTCCATTTGCCGACGAATTGCATCGGTGTTAGCCGACGCCACATCACCTGCAATGGATTGGTCAGCCGGAGGCGCGGAGGAAACCTGAGTCCCGCGAGGCTTGAGAGTTAAACGGTCTGATAGTCGGGCCAATTCAATCAGTGCAAGCTGTCCGTCCATCGCCAATAACTGGCGGGTTTTCTCTGGGTTGGCTCCCAGGTGATACATGAGCGCAGCGGATTTCTCAGGAAAAAGACGCATGATGTCCGCTCCGACTTGCGGCGGGACAATTTGCATGAACGCGTCTTCTTTCTCCTGATAGTCAGGGATGTTAAGTTTTTCCGCTGCGTCATAATGTTTACGGGCCGCTTCGACGTAATGCGCTGACTGCTGGGTGTACTCCTGAACTTTCTTGCCCTGTTCTGCTACCGCATTGCTGCGTGCATCCATGGCCTTAATCTGCCACTCGGAGTTAGCCTGTTGAAAGGCTGCGAGCGCCTGATTCTGGTCAAAGTTGTACTTAGCTAGCGCTTCGTCAGAGAAGAAGTCGTTTGCGCTGGGCTGGGCTGGTAATTCAGGAGTTACCCGTAAGTTCTCCGGCAATTCACCGCGCTTTACTGCCTCCGCCTGTTGCTCAAGCTCTCGCTGACGTTTGCGCTCAAGGCGACGCTGTGCGAATTGCGCATTGGTTGCCGGGTCTTGTTTGGGTTTGCTCTCATCGTCTTTCAGGACAATCTCAAAGCCTGCATCCTGCGACTGTGCGCCGTTGGCATTTGACGCTGTATCGACTGCGGTTGCCGCCGCAGTATCGACGTGCAGGGGTTGGCCTTCAGTTGCCTGAATTTCGGTGGTATCGGACATGATTAACTCTCTCTTATTGAGGTGACTCGGCTACGCTGCCGGAAGGTGAATTTTGTCTCTGCGATTGCAGGATGTTGGCAATATCCATACGCTGCTTATGCGTCTGGTCATCACCCTTGAGAAGTAACTCAGCATTTGCGCGAGCATCTTCGCTGCGGCCTTGCTGGAATGAAGCAACTGTTTTGAGGAACTCTCTAAACTCAGCTTGTTTATCGAGATCCATGTTGTTGAAGATTTCTGCGATTTTCGCAGCGTTAAGCTGATTCTGCGCCTCGACCTTAGCGGCATCGATTTGCAGTGAAAGCGTTTGGTTGTTGGCCTTAGCCAACTCAGCCTGACCTTGCAGCAATACACCTTGAGCTTGAACCATTGCTGGGTCTTGCTGCCCGTGTTTCGCCTGTTGCGCCTCAATAAACCATTGCTGTTCTTCTGGCGTCTCTGGTCGTTTGGCTCCCATCTGGATTAGTTGCTTGTTGGCATAGTCGCGCATCAATTCAACACCCTTGCCATCCAATAACGTGAAGTATTGGAGCAGCAGCAACTGATATTCAGGCGTTCCCTGTGGCGTCTTGCCGAGCAATTCCAAAATCTCAGCGCGGTTCTGTTGCTTCATTGACTGGAATGACGGCCCAACATCGGTGTAACACTCATAGCGACCACGAATGTCATTCATCACCACATGCTGTCCGGTGCTCAGGTCAACCATTTCAGCCAGCAACTGAACATCTTTCTCGCTGCCATCCTCCAGTGTGATGGTCACGTTGCGGGGGACGTCATAGATATCGTTGACGATGGATTGATAAATCTCCCCATCACGACGCATGGCTGTAGCCAGGTTGTCCTGAAACACATACGTTTCCATGTCGGAACGCATGTTCAACTGGTTAACAGTATCGAATGCAACCTGACCACCGTTAACCGCCTCCGCATCCACGCCAAGAGTGGCAACCTCTTTCACCGCATTAGTTGCCGCTTCCAGCATGTAGGCGTTGGCCTGCGGAACCTCTGGATTCTCCATGTACGCGATGGGTTGAGTTGGCAAGTCACCGTTGTTTTCATCCGTTCGATTCAGCAGGTAATACGGGTAATCGTCGTTACCGTCATACATGTGCTCATAGCCGAGGATTTGCTCAGGCCAGAAGATAGGCTTCTTCTTCGGCGTGCGTGCAACAATGTCGGCGTTGAATGACATGATCATGTTGCGCAGGCGCTGACCGTCTTTAGTCAGACGAACAACACCCTCGTACACCTCTTTGCTCTCAACGAATCCCCACTCGCCGTAGCATGGCACTATGGGGATGTGCTCACCGGCGATCAGTTGCTTATCTTTGTAGATATCAGTGCAGGAAAGCAGCGTCTTATAAACGCGTTTGCGCTTAATCTGACGCTCGGCAATCTTCACCATGCCACGCTCTGCAAGCTCGTCGATGACATCCTTAATATCACGCTTGAAGTAGCTTACGGGCTCGCCTGTTAACGGGTCTTGGTAGATGAATGCAGTCTCTTTCTTCTCCACCACTTCATAGAATTCAGCGATGTGAATCGTGTCCTGCGTCAGCCAGGGGAATACCCAATCATTGGGACTCTGAAAGTTGGGCTGATTGCTTGCGTCAAGGTCATGCTCTTCTGCGAAATCTTCCCACCCGTTACGGCTCATAGAGTGGATGATAGTGCAGTGCTTGGCGTCACTTTTGTCCATCTGCTTGCTATTGCTGTCCCATATGACGCATGAGCATGCTGAGTGGATTGGCTCGCGCCGGATAATCTGATTGTTGCTGGTCGGGTCTTGGTCTTCATACTCAGTGACGATACGCCACGCGCCTACACCAGCCTCGACTTGCTCACGTACGGCGACGTTGACGGCTATCTTCGCTGAGTTATGCCGCATGTCGGTGCGATACATACCCATGAGCGTGTCTGCTGCGTTTGGATTAGCGCCATCCTTCGGTCGGTACAACACATCAATCGGATTCTGTCGCATCTCTGCAACCAGCTTGCGAACTACCGGGCGCACAACGTCGAACTGTCCGCGATACTGCAAGGTTGTGTATTGCGTTAGCCAGTCATCCCATTGGCTCACCCGACTGAAAAACAAGTCGTTCTTTGCCTCGGTTCTGGCTTCATCTCCGGCTGTCCAGTCTGCGTCAAAGCGACACAGAATGCTCTCCAGCCTGCTTTCGTTGTCAGCCATTATCGTCCTCGGGAAACAGGTTTAATTGGTGCAGGGATTTTCTTCTCTTTGACTATCCCGATGTCGCCATAGCGCTTAGCAAAACGGCGCATCATGTATGCGTATCGAGTGGCATCTAACAGGTCATCACGCGTTTTAACGATGCGCCCGCGGTCATCGCGGTGGTAGAAGTTGAACTCTTCGAACCAGTCACGCAGGCCAGAAAACACCTTGAATCGTCCGGTGCTCATCAGGTCATGCAACTCGAATAAGCCAGGCTCAACAGAGCGCGAACCATCTGGCCATTGCGCGGCATCTGGCAGCATCTGAAAGCCAGCATCTTTGTAATATTCACGCTGCTGTAACCCACTGCCCTTCTCGGTTTGCAATCCATCCTGAGGCCATGCAGTAGGAACCTTGTTGGCCCATGCTTTGGTTGCCCCCCACGCTTCGGCGGGTGATGTCTTGCTGGCTTTCCATGCCTTGGTGACGTAGAAGGTTTCTGTTTCCATGTCGATAGCTAACTGAATGCGGCTTTGTGGGTGGTCCCAGCCGAAGTCCATTCCGTCGATAACCATGTAATGCTTCGGTATCGGGAATGGTTCGCAGGTGATCGTGTCTTCGCTGAAATCGAATATGCGACCGTGACCAAGCATTGGGATACCCTTTGTGCGCATGTCGCGCTGATGTGGCGGATATGATTCGAGAAGCGACTTCTTTGTTTCTTCTGTCAGGTGCGGAGCGTCATCCCACCCAACATTCATGCAAAATTGAGACTCGGCAGGCGTGTCGAGTAGTTGAATAACCAACTCAGTGCGCCCGTTCTCCGGCGTAAACGTCAGGATGCCACGGCCGCCACGACCTTGATCGCCTGTTGCGGTACGCGTCAGAACCTGCGGGTAAATTGTCTGGTCTTCTGGCTCTTCGTCAATGTGAAACCAGTCGATATCATCACCCATCAACGCATGCTGACCCTGCGTGTATGACCAGAACTGTATCTTGCTCAGGTCTCCGCTGCTGTGCTTGATGTAAGCAGAGCGGACGGCATTTGGCGTGCCTGTCATTGGCTCAGTAGCGACAATGCGATCAGGTGGTATCAGGCCGCCAGTAAACTCACCGTTCACCTTCTTGCCGATGATTGCGGCTTGAAGTAGGTCGCGGCACTTTTCGCCAGAGTAACCAAGGCACCACATTAGCGGAGCGTGAGAGAACCGGTGCCCCTCCCATCCTTCTGGGTACTCACCAAGCAAGTGGATTGCGTCGATATATGTTGCGGTATCAGTTTTACCGACGCGGTTAGCAGCGATTAACGCGCACTGGCGATAGTCAGAGGTGGAGGCTATGAATTTACGTTGCCAGGCGTATCGCGTGTCGTAATATGAACGGTAGCGGTAAACGTGTTTGCGTCGATTTTTCTCTTCCAGCAGTCGCAATAGCTCAATCTTTTGCTCCCGATCCAGATTGTGCATTAGTCAACTCCTGCAAGCGGCGGTCTAGTTCTTCGTCGGTCAAATCGGTGATAGTTATCTTCTGATCGTGCTGGACGCGCTCACCATAACGACGCGGAGCCACTTTTGCCGTGTACCACTTACGCGCATCAACCTGCAATTTTGCCTTTGCCACAGCAGCGCCATCTTCAATTGCAGTATCAGCAATATTCATCACGTCTTCGGCTAATAACTCAGCCTGAATCTCGCGTGCGCGCGCGTATTGTTCGTTAAACTCCTCGTGCCTATGCAACCACGCCATAACAGTAGCGATGTGCGGCATTCCCGGGCGTTTACAGATAGAGCGCAAACTATCGCCTTGCATTAGCAATTTGCAGATATCCTCTGCCACTTCAGGCATGTAATCGGACGGGCGACCGCCTTTGTTTTTCTCAGCCGCCATAATCATTCCCTCATCCAAATAGTGTCAGCGCTTCTTTAGCTTCACGAATAGCTTTTTCAGTGCGAGCTAAAGGCGTTTGTTCGTTTGCTGCTAGTGTGTACTGATCTTTGAACAGCTCATAACTCAGCTTAACGCCAGAAACAAAAGCGATCGCTTTCTCAGCCGCTGCGGTGTCAGATTGAACAAGGCGCAGCAGTTCGAGATTCATTTGCTGAACGTCTGTTAATTCGGTGATTGCGGTCATTTGGTTTCCTCTGATTTCTTTTGCGCTTCGATGTGATCCATCATGAAGTTGTTCACTTGACGAGATAGCCAGCCAGCGAGATAAGCAAGTGGCTCTTGGTTGTCAACCGAGACTGTTATCCCAACCAGTTCCAGTATTCTCCATGCAGCGTGAACACATTCATGCGTTAGCGTTTCGGCGTTATATTCATTCGGCTCGCGGTAGCAAATGGCAACCATGAGGATGCCGGATTTAATGCACTTCACTACGCTGACTTGAGCGGCGAAATTATCATTCAGAAAATCTTCGCCGTACTTTGCTGAGGCTATTTCTGCATTAGCGCAGATGGCTACTCGAACACCATAGATTGGCACCCTCACCTCTTTGCTTGTTTTCAATGCCATAACAGAATAATCCTCTGCAAATAAAAATACCGGCCCCGTAAAACGGGATACCAGCATGGTGGGATATCTATATAAAACTCTGTCAATGCCACCAATAAGGCAGCATTTGCGGAATTTTATAAATCAAACCTGCTCATAAGTCGTTTCAAAGATATCCGGCTTGCAGGGATAGAACTCACCTTTGACGCCTTTGATAATCCAGTCACCCTTACTGGCGGTCATTACGCCCTCAAGGGTGCGGATGCTCAGCTCAGCTGTATCTGCGTTCCAGTCTCCACCCTTGCCCATCCAACTGAGGATGTCAGCGCCGTCACCAGTCCAGCCGCCGTTAAATTGTTTAGCCTCAATAATCACCGGCTTCTTTCTGAATTTCGTCGCCATTATTGTTCCTTTGATTGATGTTGATTTATTCGCAGCATTGCCACTTCTTCACAGAGTTGCGCAGCTACTTCCCGTCTAGTTCCGGGCCGCCAAGATGTGGATCACCTCGTTGGTGTTGCACAATCTGATTCCTTGTCGGGGAAATTAGTCTTTCAGGTATTCATCGGTGCGGGTATGAATCTCGCCAGTGAAGAGCGTTGCGCTAGTAACATCCACAGTCACAATGGCATGCGGATTGGCGTTTTCGTTTAACCATTTGATTAATGGCTTCGCTGCCTCTTCAAAGGCCTGCGCGTTATAGCCAGTAGTATTGCCTTTTTGCATTTTATTGCCTCGTTATTTCAAGCACTGCTCACTGACGTACTCTTGTATCCCGGTCAGTTGCTTTGTGATGGTTTCGATTCGCTCTCGGAGAGTGAAATAATCCCGTTCAGCGGAGTCAGTAAGTCGGGCGCTGGCTGCATCATCCACGCCGGAGGTGGAGGTGGTTTGCTTGACGACGTTGACGCGCAACCCGCACTTGCCAGCAGCAACACAGCGCTGCAAATCAGCCAACTTGCTTTTAGCATCTGAGAGTTCTCCGGTGTATTTGGCATCAAGCGCAGCAACATCACGCTGACGGGTTTGCATGTCGGTGATTGTGTCGTTGGCAAGCTTCAAATCTTTTGCAGCATCACTGTATGCGTCGTGATAGTAGTAGACGCCGAATAACAGCGCAGCAATGAGAGCAACGAGAACGGCGTAGAGATACGGCTTCATGACAGCAGTACCGCTGCAAACAGAAACCAACCCCACCCATCAGAGCCATTTAATGCCAATAGCGCAGCGCAAAATAGACATATTGCTGTCATGCTTACACCCCATCCAGACATAGCTCACGCTCCACCGCCCTACGGTCAGTTAATCCGCGCCAGACTTTACCGCCTGCCTTATCCCAGCGCTTTAGCTCGTCACAGGCTTCGGATGTGTCGCCAGCGTTCAACTTTCGCAGCATCGTTGAGCGATTCAGGGAGCCAGCGCCAACGTTGTACGTGAACGATATCAGCGCGGCTTTGCGCATGTCTGTCATCGGAACCTTAACGGCTTTCTCTACAGCAGCGACGGCAGGTGCAATGTCTTTCGCTAACAGTTCATCGCATTCAGCCTGCGTGTATTTCTTTGCGGGGATGATGTCGGGGCCAGTGTGGCCATAGCAAACGGTGAGCACGCCAACCACATCGTAATATGGGGTGTAACGAACGCCCTCATGCCACTGGATTAACACTGTAGCGATGGCAATAGCACCACCTGCGGCAGCGCCAGCAATCTTGTTACGCAGTGACGGGTTCATTTCGATGCCGCCGTATTGCGCTGAAACTCTTTGCGCTTGTAGTACCAGTTAACGCCGAATGTACCCAGCGTACAGATAATACCCACGATTAAAGCCCAATCATTGAGCGATAGAGCACCGAGCATTGCAGTAAACGAACCCCAGCCAATGGCGGTTCCGCTTGAATATTTGTCCATTCTCATAGCCTCACCTCCCCATCGGGGCTGGCGCTGTGTGTGATTAAAAAAGGTGAAAATAAATGTTGCAATATAGTCAGTTTTTGACTATATTATTTATATCGAAACGAGATTGAGGGATTCAAAATGAAACTGTTCCACGGCTCATACAGCAACGTAGCTCCAGTAATCAAAGTTGGCGCTTTTGCGATGTCAGGCGACAACGTTTTTGATGGTATCTTCGCTAGTGCTGATTTTGATGCTGCGGATTCTCACGGTAACTTCGTTCACTCATACAACGTAGAAAACATTGCTGACAGTTCAGATTTGAACGCTCGTATCGATGAAGTGATTTCATTTCTGAGCAGCGAAATTGAAGCCGACGTAGACACTATCGAAGAAATCGCTAACGCTATCGCTGATGATGAGTGTGACGATTCATTCGCTGAGTTTCTGTCCCCTCGCTCTGCAACTGAAGACGCTGGCTGGGAAATGCAACGCCTGCGCGGTCGCGTAGCTGCACACCTCGGTTTCGATGCCGTAGAAATGGACGACGAGCACGGCACTAGCTATCTCATCGTTAACCCTGCAATCATCGCGGAGTAATAATGAGCCTCACTGAATACATCGACAAAAATTTCGGCGGAAATAAGGCCGCATTCGCTCGACATATGGGCGTTGATGCTCAGGCCGTTAACAAATGGATTAAATCAGAGTGGTTTGTCAGCACTACTGATGACAATAAAATCTATCTCAGCTCTGCGCGCAGAGAAATCCCACCACTGAAATAGAAAAGCCACCGCGTTAGCAGTGGCTTGAATGAGTTTGGTGATACCCTATGAACACACGAATGACACCATATACTCAAAGTATTGCTCATTTGATTTTTACGGTCAAGCCCTTTATGCGACTTTGCGTATTTTAGCCACACGTTTACGGTTATTCATCGCAATTCGCAGCGGTTCGTAGAGAAGATATAAACTCGCGTCCAATTTCTCCTTAACGATTCGCCGGAAGAACGACAGCGACGGATTGATAACCCTATTCCCTCCCCTTGTTCCCATTTTGCGTGGCCTTGCGACCTTGTGCATGTAGACTGCAATTGAATATTGAGATGAGCCGTGAGCGTAGTAACTGAGAAGGATTTTGTAAGCTTCTGGATCAATGCACATGACGGAATCTACGACATGAGAAATCAACATTCCATCATCGTCATTGCACATTGGCCTGGTCATTATCCGGCTTGGTTCTACGCTCTCCATGTATTTGGCTATAACGCTGGTCATGCGTTTTTCTAACCTCCCCTCGTAAACCCACGAGCCCCACAGTTCAAGCCATACATTCAGCCAGTCGTGATTTTCCTGCGGCAGATTTAGTTCTGGCATTTCTTCCTCCGAGGCGTTGAATCCCAGCTCTGATAATGCGTTGGCTGGATAGTTGGGGTGATTGGGGTGAAAAGGTTCAGTATGTAGTCCATGATGCGTTTCATAACTGCACTCCGTCGCTGTACCATCGCGCATTCGGCTTATTCAGCGAATGTCGGTTAATGATTTCCCTACGCTTCTCGTTCTTCCGCGCTATAGCCTGCTCATGCTCTGCTATTTCACGCTCAAGCCTGAGAAGCTCTGATGTTGCGTATGCTGGGATTTGATGTGTCATGCTGCTATCTCCATCTGACGCTTGCGCAATTTCTCGTAATGCCTAGCTCGGCGCGTGAATATGGTTTTCACTCGCTTGAGATAGTCGATATCGAATTTGCGTGTTGTGTTGTCATGCTCCAGTCGCTCCACGCGATGAAGCCCTATTTTTTCGATGAGATTTATTCGATAGGGAATCAGGTTGCCTGATAGGTCGCGGTTGCAGTGAACGCAACCTGCATGATTATTGAAAATATTGAACCTTAAATGTGGTGCCGAGCCTCTTGACCGATAATGACTTGCGTCTACTGCCCCACCCCTAACGCCGTAATTAAGCGGCTTCCCGCACGCGATACAGGGCTTCCCGTAATCACGCCAAAATATGAACCGGTTCACAGCGGCTTGCGCTTCTTTGTTCCAGTCTGATTTCGTCTTGAGAGATTCTCTGCGGCGTTTTAAGTCGTCACGCTGTGACTTTGCTTGTCTCCATGCTTCGCGTTCAGTCTTGCGCTTCTCTTGCTGTTCTGCGTAGGTCATTGCACATTTGATGGAGTAACAGACTTTTTGAAGGGAATTTCGTGGGATGTATTCTTGTTCACATATCGGGCATTCTTTAGGCTTCGGCTTGTGCCGTTCAGCCATTTTCGCTACTCACCCTCTCACTCGCTTCGCCCTCTAATAGCTCAATAGCACAGCTATCACAGACGTGAATTTCAAACGGATGCAGATCAGCATTGCAATTAGCGCAGAGTGATTGGCCCTCGTAGCCGACTACGCATGAGCGCAGATTGCAGGATTTTTGGTATGCAGTTATTTGCTCGGGAGTTAGCATGGCCGGCACTCCATAAAGGATTCTATGAATGTTTTCGCCGCTTCCGCGTTGATGGCATTTCCGTAGGCGCGCAGTCGTCCCACGATGCCGGTATTCCCATGAGTTGCCTTGCCATATCCGGCTGGTATGATTCGAGTTGTTTCATCTGCTCCCTTGACGGCTTGCCATGAAGACCAAATGTTTGCAGCCACATCTGGCGGTATAGTGTGTCGTTCCTCATTTTCCCGTCCCTCCGGAAGAATGATTTGCTCAGGTCTCCCGTATCCTTGTGTGCTCTGGTCGTTGGAGTTGCCCACCCAGAACAGGCGCTGCCGGATGTTCGGAGAGTCGACGCCCGCAGCGCAAAAATCGACCGCTGTTGCGGCGTAATTCGCTTCTTCCAGATCAGTTTGTACAAGGTCGAACCATGCAAGTCCGTCTTTGCTTGCAACCTGCTCACCAAAGACAACTTGAGGTTTTCGCTGCTTGATGAGGTGATGGAAGGCTGGCCATAGGTGCCGCTCGTCAGCAAACCCAACCCCTTTGCCTGCCGCGCTGAAAGGTTGGCAAGGAGGTGATCCCGTCCAGACTGGCTTATCATCGGGCCACCCAGCTTGACGCAGCGCGTATGACCACACTCCGATTCCGGCGAAGAAGTGGCATTGGGTAAAACCTTCAAGGTCGCTTGGTGTGACATCTTCAATACTCCGTTCATCAACAATTCCGGGGGCGATAAGTTTTTCGGCAATAAGATTCCTGAGCCATTGCGCCGCATATGGCTCTATTTCGTTGTAATAGGCTGTCACGAAATCCTCCTGGTTCTTGTTCTATCCCACATGGATTTACGCAGCACATAACCGTGATCGTATGTCTGCACTTGGCTGGCTGGCGGGATTTTGATTTGTTTGTTTCTACTGCGGCGGGTTGGCTGGAATATCAGATTGTCGATCGCTTTTTGAGTTGGGCTAAGCTGCCTACTCATGACCACCTCGCCTCACTCGGGTAAACATCGGTGGCAACAGTTCAACCGTGCTTTCGCAGTCGTTACCCCATACATCCCAGTCGGGAGAAGACTCGCGAGCGAATAACTCAATGCGCGGAACGTCACCAAGCAGGCGCACCAGTAAGTCGCGTATTTCTGGCGGCTTGGCGCTGTGATCGAAACGTGGGGCGGTGACGTGCTGGCAGATTGAAGCGTCCAAGCGATCTGGTAACTTGCCACGCACAGCAAACAGGCAATCTTCGCTATTGGCTCGCGTCATGTGACCCATGCCGATCGCACTGTTACCCTTGCGGCGGTTTGTTTTGTGCCAAGTGAAGCCTTTCATGGTCATCAGTCTGAATCCCCATGCGTCCATGACCCTGAGTGCTTCAACAGGCTGAGTTGGCACCCACCACATAGCCAGTAAGCACGCCTCGGGATCGGCTAACTCCCACACTGGCAGACGGCATATTGCGGATAAGTCCATCGTGGGATATTTGAAATCAACGCCACGCTCCCCGTCTTTTGCTTTATCTCGGTATGACCAGGGCGGATCGGCGTAGATAAGTTTGAATTTATTCATCCCCGTACACCCCGCAGTAGCTGGTCGAAACGCTGCATAGCTGAATTCATCGGGATGCGCGCTGGAGTAGCTTTAATTGGACGACCCAGACGGATTGCCTCTTTCAAATCCCCCGCTGGCGCATACTGATACGAGCCTTTATTTCCAGTCCTCGTCAGCTCACCCCGCTTAATCATGTCGTTAATTGCAAATGCAACATTTCGCCCTTCCCACCCCACACTGTCGCAATACAGCCGTAGTTGCGTGAATGTCGCTCTGTTGTGATTTTGAAAATAGTCACTGATTATTTTTCGTGTTGTCATGTTGACCTCAGAAAAAATTCTGTAGCCTGTTGAGAATGTTCTCGTCTCTCGTACCGGCGAAAACGTGTTTGATAGCGGCGTTAATCATCGCGCTGTAGCAGCGTTCGAACTCGTCTTGTTCCATACTCCCGAATGACAGACTTTTTGCCCTTACCTTCATTTCCCCGCGAATAGTTGTGACGGTTTCAAAGAAGCCAGCGAGAATGGTTAAATTCTTCCTGAACTCTTCAAACTGCGTTGCCTCGTCACTGCATTCGTAGCCCGCGTTTTCTCCGCACCAGTGCTGAAAGCAGAAGTGAAAAAACACGAACATTTTTTTATGAAAAATTGGATGGCGGGTTAGCTTGAACTCGGCGGTGTACATCTCGCCGTTTTTGAATTTTGTCAGACGGGGTAGGTCATGTTCGAAAGCTGGACAGAAAACGCCACCGGCATTTTTGACCATTTCGATTAACAATAATCAATCCTCGATATCTTCGTTATTAATCCAGCGTTGCAGCACGACTATCAGTTGCTGCGCCTGCTCTGTATCAACAGCAAGTCCGCCAATGCCAATGGATAGCATTGAGCATCCGGCGTGATCGCCCAAATCCTCTACTACCAAGCCAAAGCAATTTTCGTTCTCTGGAATAATCATCACATCCTCCGGGCAAAAATAAGGCCCGCGATTATTAGCGAGCCCATTAGTTCAGATAAATATGGGTAAATCATGGTTTTTTGTATCTCCCTAGGCTAATTAGGACATAGCCGGGGAGGTAGTCAGACACATCAGCTACGTGAGTGACCAGCCTGTTGACTTGATTCCCAGTGAAAGAACCAGAGATGGGGTTAAATTCCTTAAGAAGCAAAACGTCCCCTTCTTTGTAGTCTCGGTCATTCTTTCGCAACTCCGCCCGCTTAGCGTTCGTCAATACAGGATGGAAATGTTGCGGATGAATTTTTAATTGATGCTCACTCATTGCAAGTCCTCCGGCAAGTCGATTTCATCACCAAGCACTGAGGCGACTACGGCGCGGCATATGGCGATCTGTGGTGTTGGCCCATTTTCGTAATTTCCGAGTAAATGCGGGGTAATTGCTGACCACAGAACATCTTCATTGTGTGGCTCACAAAATACATCCATCCAATATTTTTCAATCATGGATCCACAAATAGACCAGTCGTTAGTCGGCTGCCACAAACTCATTTCGATGGGGTTATGAGAAGTAATTTCTTTAACCAAACCGCCGATAGTTACACCAATATTAGCGCCAATGGCCTTACCTGTAGCCCAATCAAGCGCCCTGCCCGTCAACTCACTCGTTTTCACTTTCACTCTTCACCCCTTTCTTTCTCGCGCACAAACTCGCGCCGCCTATTCCTGTTTGTTTATATTGCGCACACTCTTTGCAGGTGCCGTCTGCTCGGCATCCAGGGATTTCGTTAGTCATGATTAAATCCAAAAAGCTGGCATGGCATACGAGAGATTATCTCTGCTGGAGTTTCTTTGACCTCAATCCGGTCACCGCTAGTCATTTTCAGCACAGTGCGACCGGCAGAGAAAAATGATTCGATATGGCAACGCTGAATATAAATTGGCTCATATTCGGTGCGTTCTGCTCCATCGATTCCCGCCGCTTGAATTCGGCATACCTGATTTAGTTTGATTATCTCCATCACTCCTCCTGTTTATTCGGTCTACCAGCCACCGCCACCTTTTTTGGCGTATGACTTTGGTTTTTCTTCTCGCTGCTCGCGCTTCTTGCGTTCAGCATCCTGATTGCAGTCGTAAACAGCGCCATAACGTTGCTCAACGAACACAACACCAGTTTCTCCGTGCCGGTTCAGGCGCAACAGTAATTCGGTTTCTGACTGATTGGCGCTCTCGTCGTAAGCGCCTTCTCGGTAGATGCCTAGCCAGTAATCGCAGTCCTGCTCTATCTGCCCGGTATCGCGTGAATCGCTCGGTAACGGTCGCTTGTTGGTGCGCTTCTCAAGGTCGCGATTAAGCTGAGTCAGGAGCACAACGACGCAGTTAAGCTCTTTCGCCAGCGCCTTTAGCCCTTTCGTGATAATCCCGTAGGCCAAATCGTTACGCTCTGCCTTCTCTGCTTTCATCAGGGTGAGGTAGTCAACAAGAATCATGCCCACCACGCCGCGCTCTCGCTTGATACGGCGGCTTTCTGCAACGATATGGGATAGCGACAATCCCGGCGTATCGTCGATGTAGAGATTGCCGTTTTGAGCAAGAGACATGCCCTTAGCTGAGGCCATGGCGAAACGGTTATCGTCGTATCCATCAACATAGAAATTTGATGAACTGACGCCGGAAACCTGAGCAACAGAACGCTCGACGATTTGCTCTTCTGGCATTTCCAGAGAGAACATGATGGCGGGTAGGTTTTCCTCGATCGCGCAGTGGATAGCCATTTTCAGATAGAGCGTGGTCTTACCCATTTTCGGTCTTGCACCGACTACGAATAACGACCCTTTCACGATCCGCTTAGGCTCCAGCATGGCATCTAACGATGGGATGCCAGACGTCAACCCGTTAGCTGTGGCGTCACCTTTCATGCGCTGGTCTACCACGTCGATCCAGCGCCCAAACGCATCAATGAACGGCACTGCGCCACGATCACTTCCAGATTTCGTTTTGTCAGCAACTCGCATGGCTATAGCCTGAAAGTTTTCAACCTTTTCCGCCGTAGATAATCCGTTTCTGGCGTACATGCTTTCGATAATCTGGTTGGCCTGCTCAATGCAATAACGCTCGACAGCCTTGTCTTTCACCACGTTTGCATAAGCAATGATGTTCGCCGCTGCTGGCGTGTTCTTGCTCAATTCCGCCAGATAAGCGAACCCGCCAACGAGTTCAATTTGTCCAGAACTCTCCAGTCGATCGGATACGGTTAACAGGTCTACAGTCTGGCGGTTGGTGTTCATTTCCTGCATGACGCGGTAAACCACGGCGTGCTGTCGGTTGTAAAACGCATCAGGTTTCAGGAATGAAAAAACCTTCTGAGCACGATCACTCTGCGCATCCAGCATGATACTACCGATAACGCATTGCTCAGCTTCGACGCTACTTGGCGGGACGAGGTAATCAGCGGTCATTGTCATCGTGCCCCCCTTCCCTGACTTTCAGGTACGTGTTGTCGTTCAGGTAAAACTCGAAATCACGCTTACGCCATGTCGTTCCGGTTTTCTGATTCGGTCGGTTCTCCAGCATCCAACGGCAATTCATCGAGATATACCCCAGATACTCGCGCCACGCCTCAATCGTGAAAGGCTTGTTATCCAGCTTGCGAGTGATAACCCCAGCTTTCTTCCAGAATGTGCGTATCAGGTTTTTACGCCTATCGCTTAGCAGGCGAATGCTTGGAGCTTCTGGCAGGATTTCATGGTAAGCGTCAACAACGTCTTGGCAGGATACGGAAGGTTTTTTCTTCTCCTGATTTTCTGCTGCTGATGCACACTCATTAGATTTATCTAATGAGTTATTATTTAATTCTTTCTCTGTGGTAATTTGTTGGTAATCTGTTGGTACAATCTCCGCCGTAGGCGTTGGTATGACTGGTTTTGCGTTGGTAATTTGTTGGTAATCTGTTGGTACAGAAAATTGCTGATATTCGTCGTATTTGGTGACAGTGAATACCGTGAATTTTTTGGTGCTCTGGGTGCTTATCATGCCCAGCTTTTGGTATTTTCTGAGTAGGTATTGAACCCTGTCAGACTCGATGCCCGTTTCAAATGCCAGAGCATTTCTACCGCTGACAAACTGCCCCCTTTGGCAAAGAATTTCGCCGAGTTCAGTGTGTACAACGGTAGGTTCATAATTGGCGCGGAGCAAAAGATGAACCCATAAGTGGGATGCCTCTGGATCTTTATAAAACGGGGTATCCATGATTTTACGGTGCAGCAAGGCAAACCCCTTACCGCCAGTAAATGGCGTTTCCTGATGCCGCCTAGCTTCTCTAGCTATGGCAAGATTAGTTACGTTGCTCACCGCGTCCCTCCTTCGCTTTGTTCTCTTCCAGCATCTGTCGCAACTTTTCGGCAGCAACCGGGCTGACTTTGTTGAGGAAGTCCAAGCGTGTGAGGTTTTTATGGTTTGCCGTGTGGTGTGATACACGTCTTTTCATGTATAATTACTCCTGTGAATTGATCCAGTTAAAATTCCATCGCTACCTGAGAGCCATCGGTTGCCGCCGCTGGCTTTTTCTTTTGCGTCAGAATCAGCGCGACTTGCTTAGCCAAATGCGCTAGCTCGTCGTCGTTAACTCCCCACTCCAATACCGCAAGAAGTAAGCTCATGCGCGGTATCAGCGTTTCTTTCCACCGTGTAATCTGTGATGGGTTTACACCCACTGCCTCAGCAATAGCGCTTACCCCTTTCACAGCAATTTTGTTCAGTAAAGTGCTCTCAATTTGAAGAGCTGATTTGCGTGTTTTTGCGTTGTCCATTCAGTAATATTTTCCGTGTTGTTAAGACGTGACAAAGCCGCAGCTAGGCCACGTTGTTTCGTGTTTGTTTTGGTTATGCTCTTCTTCAGAGCGTGATGTTTAAGAGCTTGCGGGTTATGCCGCAGTAGTGCGAGGTGGTGCGAAAACAAGGCTTTCTTTCGTTACTGGTGAGATTGCCTCAAACTGCTGTGTCGCTTTTTCGATTGCCGCTGCCTTGGTTGGCGATGCTCTACGGAAACCGTAAGCGATCAGGTCTAAATAACCTGGTGATGTTCCCGCCAGCGCTGCTAATTTAGTCCACTCATCAGAAGAAGCATCCTTGCGCCAGCGGAGTAATTCATTACTCATATAGTTCTCCTTTTAGCTAACAGTGATAACTTTATCTTAATGATAAATTAAATGCAAGCCGATTTATCATTATGAGTATTTATCTCTGCGATAAATGATGTGAAAATCCCTACATGGAAAGTAAAGAAATCAGAAGGGCAAATCTGGCTTACCTGCTAGATGAGCACATTGGGAATGGCGCTACCAAGGCTAGCTTTGCGGAGAAGGCCGGGATCAGTGCGCAGCTTTTAAGCCAGCGGATTGGCGATAATGCGTTCCGCAATATTGGTGATGCAATGGCGAGGAAGATAGAGGACTCGCTAGGGCTGCCAAATGGGTGGATGGATGTTCTTCACGCTAAAAGCGTATCATCTGACACCAATGTGGAGTATCTCAGAGATAATGAGCCCACAGGTGAATATCCCGTTATTAGTTGGGTAATGGCTGGGGCATGGAGCGAAGCAATAGAACCCTATCCTCGCGCAGCGATCGACCGGTGGTATGAAACCACAGTTGAGTGCTCAGACAGTTCTTTCTGGCTTATTGTGAAAGGCGATTCAATGACTTCTCAGTCGGGATTAAGCATTCCAGAAGGAACCGCAATTCTTGTTGATCCGGATGTTGAGCCAATAAACGGCAAGCTTGTTGTAGCCAAACTAGAAAGCGAGAATGAGGCCACATTTAAGCGGCTTATCCTTGACGCTGGAAGGAAGTTTCTCAAGCCATTGAACCCGCAATACCCCCTCACAGAAATCAACGGTAATTGTCGAATAATCGGCGTTGTCGTCGATGCCCGGATAACCAATCTCCCATAACCAAACCCGCTTCGGCGGGTTTTTTATTGTCACACCCCACCAAAGATAAAATTAAATTCCTTTCTTAATCATACTGATAAACAAAACCCTCCAAATATTTATCAAATTGATATTGCCATGAATTTATCAATACGATAAAGTTAGTCCATCAGCAGGACGCTGTAGCAGTAACCGGGCAGGGAAAGCAGCTAATCAGGAGGAATCATGCACTACTAAAACGGATAGACCGCAGCAGCCGAAAGGCGGCAATGACAGGGTAGTGACCTGTCCCCGAGTCTCACGTGGTGAGCCAGCTTCGCATCTGGTTAGGGTTAATAAGAAAAGTAGCGCCGGGGAAGCATCGGGAAAGCCAATCCCGAACTGGTTATAGGCGGCCTAGGTGCGACAGATGACTCAAGGGCATGAGCGCCGCCACTGCGAGAGTGTGGCACCCATCATCAAGATGGATGCTCATTAAAATCTGGCGCTGAAGAAGCGCAAACATTCAAAGCAGAAAGCTTTGGGGTGTGGTGAATGCCGGATGCGGGATTCGCGGGCATCGATAGCAAACAGGAATAGGCGGCGGCCACCTGATAGTGACTCGATGGTGCTGAGATTGATCGCCTTAGCGAAAAGTCTTGCGGATCTGGTGGTTCGACTCCACGCCACCACACCACCAAAGCTAACTGACAGGAGGATGTATGAACGCACAAGAACGCCGCCGCGAATCACGCGCAGCTAAGCAGGCAGAGTGGAAAGCAGCTAATCCCCTGCTGGTTGGCATCAGTTCAACGAAAGGGAAACAGGCATTACGCCCTACTCTTTCGCTCAGCAGGAAAGCAATGAACCGCGTGGAAAAAGCTATCAACCCAATCGACCTGAGTGCATTGGCTGAGTATCACCAGCAGATTGAAAGCAATCTGGCAAAAATTGAGCGCAAGAATCATAGCGTTTGGTACAAGGACGTAAATCCGCTGGGGAATAAAATTCACGCAGTACAAAAGCAGCGCGGAAAATCAACGCCGCTTATTTGACACACCGGTATATGACGACATGGACAACTGTTGTTTGCCGCAAGTGGCATTGTTTAACGCAGGGCATCGTAAATCTGAAAATATTAGCGCGAGGTAAAAAATGTTGGGATGTGACAAATGTGATAACGGGTTCGTATTCACAAGGTGCTGTTCTGGATTGGCGGAAATGTGTGGTTGCGGGGGAATGCCAGTGCAGGTTACGAACTGCAAGATATGCAACCCAGAGAATAAAGAGCCAGACGCTGAGACATTGGCCTTAATGGAATATGTCGAGTGGGTTGATTAACAGGCTGCCTAGCAGCCTTTTTATTGCATCAGATAAATATGAAATTCAACTGCACTGGATTATGGAACGGCGAGAAATTTAACTGCGTCATTGAGTCGAGAGACGAAGATGAGTGCCGGAATTATTGGCAATTATGGATGATAACTTCTGGCGCAAAATTGGAAGAGCTAGACATTTCGCCGCTAAGTGAACCGATTAATAACTGAGTGAGGGGATATGAACGATAAAGGTCGCAGTATTTCTTTTACCCCATCAATGGGATTACGCAACCCAACATACCGAAACGAAATGAGGATCCGCCGCAAGAAACAAAAGAAATCTCGCGCGGTTTAATAACTGAATCAGTACAGAGAGGTGAGAGATGGAGCACAAGTATTTTTACTATGACCCCGATTCTGGATTTGAAACTTCTGCGACGGAAGAGGAAGCCAAAAACGCAGCCACGGATGCCATTAACTACTACCGTGGTGATGCTTCTGATGGTTGGCCTGATGAAGTATCTCAAGTGTGTTGGGGGTGAAATAAAACAATTATCAATTCAGGTTGGGTTACGTCCAAGGGATGAAGAAGACAAGAACAATTGCGACATGATTTGCGATTATCAGCTTGCAGATATTTAACCCCCGCGCCAACACCAGATAACGCAATAACAGGAGTGGATATGAGCAAAGAAACAGGCGGGCAAGCATTCCCTCAGCAGCAGTGGGAATACGACGGACAAAACAACGTACTGCAATATCAGGAAGAGGGAATGACCCTGCGTGATTATTTCGCGGCAAAGGCACTTCAAGGACTCATCGCCAACAAAAATCACCCCGAGTCATTCACCCCTGATGGTGACACCACGTATTGCTACGCAATCGCCGACGCCATGCTAAAGGCGCGTGATAAATAATAATTAACGCCCTATTGGGCATTGGAGATAGAGATGAGCGATAAAATTGAGTTCCCGAAAGGATTTAGCACGCTGATGTATGCATTAACCAAAAATGCAGCAAGAAACAGTTTCGTTGAATTCTTAGATGAGTGGGGTATTAAAAAAGAAGAGTACGAAGAAATAAGTAAATTCTTGGCTGAGAATAATATCAAAACTTACTGCTAACTATAGGCGGCATAGTTATAAATCAACGGGAGGGAGTGATGAGTGAGCCAAAGTCACCGTCAAATCCAAGCAGGAAAGCGACAGCCAGAGTTAAGAATCCGCTACCAGTACCGGCATCATGTCACCTGTGCGGCGGAGTAGTTCGTGTAGGTACGCACCAAGAGGTATACGGTGCTGATTATAGCGACTGGCCTTATGTTTATATTTGTGAATCGTGCAAGTCTTATGTTGGGCTTCACCCCTTCACAAATATTCCACTCGGTACGCTGGCAGATAAAAACACACGCAATGCACGGAGGGATTGCAAAAAGCCATTCGAGCAATTATGGCGAAACGGAAAGATGAGCAGAACGGAAGCGTATCAATGGCTGGCTGATAAAATGGGCATTCCGGTTAATGAATGTCATTTCGGCTGGTTCAATATAAAGCAGTGCCAAGAAGCAATGAGTATCTGCATTAAAGAAATCGGATACACACCTACTAATTAATCAATCAGGAGTTACCCAATGGCATATCCAAATGTCGGGGCTATCCATGCGGGTAGCTCAGGTTTCGACGCAATTAAATCAATACAACACTCTCGCACAAATATATTAACGAGCGATGATTTTAAACCGAGAACGCTCGTTGACATGATTATTCGCTTTTTGAATCGGAGGGTGAGTCCGTGAAAAAGACTCCATTCAGAACCGATTTTGATGTAGACAAGGCGCTAATTTCATTATCAGACACAGACAGAGCGATGATTGATAAAGCGGCAGACTCTGCATTTAAATCAAGCAGCATTGACCACAGAATTGTTGATGCGATATATGCAGCAAGCATCGCTCCACATAACGAATGCGCCAGCTTTGTTTCAACCGATGAATATCAGGAATTGGCGGGTAATTTCATTGTCGATTTAATTTATCTACTTGAAGTTCATCGCTTGAAAAAACAAAGCGCGGATTTCTTTAATGACATTGGATTGGATGAATTTGATAACAGGAGATTGATGTAATGGCGTCTCAAATTGTCAGCCAGATTTTTGAGTTAGTTAATCCATTAAAATTAGAGTTCGAACAGGTATGCAGCGAACCATCACTGAATTTCAAGCGTGAATCAGAGTTCGCCATGCAGATTTTTGCCAACAATGACTATCTGGCAAAGGTGGCGATCGGAAATCAGGTCAGCACCCGCAGCGCGATTATGAACGTTGCTGCCATTGGTATTACTCTCAATCCGGCGCAAAAACTTGGATATTTAGTGCCACGGAAAGGCGCTATTTGTCTCGACATTAGCTACATGGGGCTGATGCATATTGCCCAGCAGTCAGGCGCTATTAAGTGGTGCCAGTCCGCCATTGTTCGCAAGAATGACCAGTTCCGGCGCGAGGGATTGGATAAACCGCCTATCCACGTTTACAACGATTTCGACACCGCTGAACAGCGCGGTGATGTGGTCGGTGCATATGTGGTCGCTAAGACTGACGAAGGCGACTATCTGACGCACACAATGCGGATAGAGGATATTTTCGCAATCCGAGACCGTTCTGAGGCTTGGAAGAAATACAAGCAGGACAGCAGCAAGAAATGCCCATGGGTTACAGACGAAGAGCAGATGATTCTAAAGACAGTGGTTAAGCAGTCAGTCAAGTATTGGCCCCGAAGAGAGCGCCTTGATAACGCTATAAACCACGTCAACACGGAAGGCGAGGAAGGAATTAACTTCAATTCCGAACGCCAGCCGGAGAAAGATATCACGCCGATCACTGTAGAACAGTCAGACAAAATAAACTCAATTCTCATATCTGTAAATTCAACATTCGATAGTTTGAAAAAAGCATGTTTTTCAATGACGGGTCGTAATGTTGAAACTCAAGCAGAACTAACCAGCACGGAGGCTGCAAAGCTTATTTCTAGTCTTGAAAGAAAGTTGGCTAAAAAATCACAGGGGGATAAAAATGCTGCATAGCGATATTGCATCAAAGATTCTCGGTTTCGATATTTTAGCAATATCACAAGGAAGCACTGAATGGAAGAAGTGCCGCCTTGCCTGCATTACTGCGTCCAGAGTGGGTGACATTCTGACTGAACCAAAAGCCAAGAAGGATAAAGATGCTGGTGTTCTCTCGGGAATGGCAGAAACCTACATGAACGAATTGATAGCCGAGGTTTGCACTGCGGAAATTCCTGACGAAATACCAGCTAGACCGCTATTATGGGGAAAAGAACATGAAGAAGCAGCAAGAATTCTTTTTGAATTTGAGAATGATGTAACCATAACTCAACCTCCTATTTTTTATAAGGATGAATTCATGCGCTGTGCGTGCTCCCCTGATGGCATGTGCAGCGATGGAAGAGGATTAGAACTCAAGTCTCCATACACATCATCTCAGTACGTAAAATTCCGACTTGGTGGACTGGAAGCTGTAAAAAAAGAGTATATGGCACAAGTCCAATACTCAATGTGGGTTTCTGAAATGAGTGAATGGTGGTTTAGTAATTACGACCCTCGAATGCGGGGGGAGAATATGCATTCAATTATTATACCGAAGGATAACGAATTTCATGACGCATTCGAAATCAAAATACCTAAGTTCATTCAAAAAATGGACGAATATCTTGATATTCTTGGTTTTAAATTCGGGGATCAATGGAAATGAAACGCTCACCATTTTATCGTCGTGGCGGCAGGGATTCGCCGAATAAAGGCATGAAGGAAAAAGTATGCTGGCAGTTGCAGAAACATAACAGGCCAATGACAGGAAGTGAACTGGCTGAGATATTAAATATGGAGATGGCTGGGTTTAATAAAGTCGCGAAGAGGATTGGAGAACGTTCTGCTGTCGTCGTAGTAAAAGTATCAGAGATATTCTCCGATGGAGAAAGGGATTTTCTCTACGAAATAGAGCGCAAGCCTGAGTTATCAATTCCGAAAAGAATCGGAATGACGCAAGTAAGGGTTTCATACAAATCATTCGCTAACTCTAGCCGTTTATCAAAAATAAAGCACATCGCCGAAGCCAAGCAGCGCCGTGAGTTAATAGCTCGCGGTGAATATATCTCGGGGTAACAATGAATAAAGCATATCTTACAGCAGCTAACCATGCCGCTGCATACGAACGTGCGCGCGATTTCAATCAGGCCAAAATGATGTGGCTCGCAGCATTGCGTCACGCCAATACGAAAGATTCGGGCTGGTGCGAATTACGCGCTGAGTTTTGTGATAAATGGGTAAATAAAATCGAGGTGACAAATGGCTGACATTATCGACGCTGCAAATGATTTAACCGATTTACTCACACATAACGCAATTAATAACCGCACTCCTCCGATGATTTTCACAGGAAAGTGCAAATACTGTAGCGAGACAATTAAAGTTGGTCATTTCTGCGATGAATATTGCAGAGAGGATTACGAGAAATTGGAGAGGAATAAAAAATGACACTGATTGAAATGGAAGGATTTCTTCGGGGCAAATGCATTCCGAGAGACATGTTGGTAAACGAAAGCAATGCTCAATATTTATTGCGTAAATTAACTGAATTACAAAAAGACAACGAGACTCTACGCGCAATGATGCGTGAAGTGGAAATTCAGCGCGACAAATTCGATGCAATGCTAACAGAAGCCGTGCAGTCTCTGAAAGATACAGAAAAGCAGCGGGATGCGCTGGCTGTGGAGAATGCGGCGCTAAAAGTAGCAAATAAGAAACTGATAAGTGAGCAGCAAGCGGCGTGGCCTATCGGCTTGCTTGAGTCATTCATTGCTGAGCATGAACCAGAAATCCCAGCAACCGACGCCGCAATTGCTGAAATCGGGGCTAAGGCGGTTGATGAGTTATTGAAATCAGGACGCAAGTTTTTCATGTACAGCGATGAAACTGGATTTGAAAAACACAAAACAAAAGATGAAGCCATTAAATCAGCACAGGAAATGATTGATGTGTGTCGCGAAGATGCTGACGACGGATGGCCGGAAGAAACCGACACGATTTGCTGGGGCGTAATTATTCAAATGGCGGAAGAAACTGATTTTCAAAAGCCATCTAAAGACAACGGCTTCCTAGGATCAAGCGATTACAAACTGCGCGGGGTGGGGTGTGAGTACAGGTAAAGAGCAATTAATTTCAATGCTCAATTCAGAGGGTGTGCGCCGACAACAGCTCGTTGATTGTGTGATTGAAGCCAAGAACAACAAACGTGAAAAATTCACTGAAATCACATTCGGAACATCATGCGCTGACGTGGTTGATGCATGCAACGGCCAAAAAATGGTTGGGCTGATTATATGGGTTCCTCGTGATGTTTATGACGCGAATACTAAAAAGACTGGTGAATAACATGACAACTTTGACGAATGAAAGACTGGAAGATATTGCGTCTTTTGCTGTTTCCTCTGAACTCATCTCAATGGCTAATGAACTACTATCACTCCGCGCGCAACTGGCAGAGCTGGAGAAGCAAGAGCCGGTGGCGTGGATTGTCGGAAGTGAAGAAATCGATGAATTTAAGCGTGGTCGAGAGGTCACGGTGATGCGGGATGGTGATGAGGAAGAGTTGGAAAAAATAGCTCTCTACGCAGCACCCGCCCTACCAGCCGCAAGCCAGCCGTACACGGTGCCGGATGAGCGCGTAGCCTATGAATCGTTTATAGCTAAACGTCTGGGTGGCAGCATCGACACTCGGCGCGCTAAAAACGGTGACCCAGAAAAACCAGATTACATGGCATGGGATATGGCCGTAGGCTGGATAGCGTGGCAAGGCCGCGCCGCCATGCTCCGGCCTGGCAACTCTCCGTCTTGGGTCGGTGTAGATTTGGCTGAAGGGTACGAACCGGATAACTCTACAGAAACTCAGGACGACACTCGCCGCATGAACTGGTTGGCGTCCCATGTTGTTGAAGTTAGAGAACCACTTCCCTACGGCAGTCATGCGATGTTTTTTGCGCAGTGTGATGCGGATGATGATGAGCCATACCACACCAGATTGCGCGAGCAAATTGATGAAGCCATGCTCGCAGCCGCTCAGCGGCATACGGGGGAGTAGATGATTATCGGCTTCATTCTTCTCGTCAGTGCATGCGGTAATGATTACTGCGATGCCCTGCCAGTTTCCGATCGCGTCATGACGTTTAACGAGTGTCAGAACTGGGTAACCCTGATACACGAAAAACGACCGAGTGCGTCGCTATTATGCGCTCCGGTCAACGACGACTAATCAGCCGCCACGAGCGGTTTTTTTACGCCTGAAAGGAGATGAGGATGGAAATCAGCATCGGTCACAAATACGTCATTACAGCAGACCAGTACCAATACGTTTTGCAGGAGCGCAAGACGAAGAAAGACGGCAAGGATGCAGGCGGTGAGTATCTGTCAACTATCGGCTATTACACGAAGCTGTCACAGCTTATTAGCAGGCTGTGTCACTTGGATGTGATGACGTCAGATGTGCATACGTTGCAGGCCGTAGAGCAGCGCATTAACCGCCTGGCACTTGAGATTGAGGCAGGATTTAAGCGTGAGGCTGAAACCTCATGAAGCGAACAACGCTAACAGCAAAGCTATTTCTAGCCGCTCTTGTAGCGGCTTTTTTGTGGGCGTCATTCATCATTTGGAGCGCGATATGAAAGTGTACTTACTGATGCGTGCGTACATGAAAAACAACTGGCGCGGCGATGAAGAATTATTGCAGGTATACAGAGACAAGAAAAAGGCTCAGGCAAAGTGTGATGCAAAGAATGCATATACCGAACTTGGCAGGAAATACGACTACTTCATTCGCGCTAAGCGGGTTACGGAGTGATTCATGATGCGAATACCCTTACCTCTGTGGCTGCTGGCAATTAACGTCGTGGCCTTCTCTTTCTTCTTCGGCTGGTACATCGAGAAGAAATACTTCTTCCTGAGTCTGCTTAGCGCTGCCGGATTCACTCTGTGCCTGGCTGAACTCGTGCAGCGACTGGTTGAGCATTTCAGAAACCGGAGGCGGCAATGACGCTATTCGAATGGGCTGTTGCGATTATGGTTGGGCTAGCTGTGTTTCGGGTTATCTGAGGATTTGTTATGACGCCAGAAAATGAGAACGCCATTCGCTGCGTGGCTAAAGAGGTAATTGCAGAGTACCGAAGCAAATCAAATCAGCAAACCTATCGCCAGCTATTAGACAAGCACTGCATAAAAATATCATCAATTTGTCCATCACGGTTTCCTGCGCGGCAATGGCTGAATGTTTTTGTGTATCGAGTAAGTGAGAATAAGGAATAGCGATGATCGAAGAGATTCTAACCCTAAAAGAAATATCATCCCTTCTGAAAGTCCACCCTGAAACAATAATGTCCCTCGTTAAACGCGGAATACTGCCGGCAACTGATATCAGCACCGGGCATCGGCATCATTACCGGTTCGTAAAATCAGCTTGTCTTGAAGCGATGTCAAAACCGATCAACACTGTCGCCGTGAATGCGGGTGACATGACCGAGACAAAACCATGTCAATCAAACAACGGAACGGTGTCTGGCACTGTGATTTCACTACGCCGGATGGGAAGCGAGTTAGACAGTCTCTTGGTACGGAAGACAAGCGAGAGGCGCAGGAACTCCACGACAAGCTGAAAGCCGATTCATGGCGGTCTGCAAAGCTGGGGGAAGCGCCGGTAAAGCTGTTCGATGAAGCGTGCATTCGGTGGCTACGCGAGAAATCGCATAAGCGGTCACTGGATGCAGACAAGTCGAAGATAACGTTTTTCCTCGATCACTTCCACGGACGGGAGTTATCGACGATAACGAATGACCAGATTCAGGTGGCGATATCCAAGGCGTACGATAGAAAGCACAGGGAGCGCTGGGAAGAAATGCGGGACAGGTTGAAGCGCGAGGGTAAATCTGTTCCAGCATACAGGCCGAAACCGATATCTGAATCGACTAAGTACTCATTTCAAGCGTTCATGCGTGCGCTGCTACGGATAGCGGCTAATGAGTGGGGATGGCTTAACAGTGTTCCAGTGGTGAAAGCGCGTCAGCCGAGAAACAAGCGCATACGCTGGCTAACGCACGATGAGGCAAGAACGCTTATCGATGAGTTGCCAGATCACCTAAAGCCGGTGGTTACTTTCGCTCTGGCAACTGGCCTGCGCCGCTCTAACATTCTGGATCTGGAGTGGTCGCAGGTGGACATGCAGAGAAAGATGGCGTGGATTCATCCCGAGAATGCCAAAGGTGGTAAGGCAATCGGCGTTGCGCTTAACGATACGGCGTGCGGAGTATTGCGCGGGCAGATAGGAAAACATCACCGTTGGGTATTTGTTCACGAAATATCAACGACAAAACCTAATGGTGAAAAAATGCCAGAAATTCGAAAGTTAAGAGTTGACGGAAATAAGGCTTGGAATGCTGCATTAAAAAGGGCCGGAATTGAAAACTTTCGCTTCCATGATTTGCGTCATACGTGGGCGAGTTGGTTAGTTCAATCCGGCGTTCCTTTATCTGCATTACAAGAGATGGGTGGTTGGGAGTCAATAGAAATGGTACGCAGATATGCACATCTGTCGCCAAATCATTTAACTCAACACGCCAGACAAATAGACAGCATTTTTGCCAAGAATGGCACAAATACGGCACAAGGGATAATTGGGGAAATAAAGAATGCGATGTAA